ATCAAGATGGTTTGCCTCAACTTTTTTAACTACAATGTTCCATAAATCTGGATATTGTCCTACAGTAGTGGTTGGTACTTTACTTGAATCCAACATCTCTCGTGAATCATCTCTTCCATACTCATGTTTAACCGTGAGATTAATAACAAATGGAAATCTACGTTGCACTGCCAATGGGCAACTGAAATAATGTGGAGCATTAATATCCTCTGAGTTAGTTGTTGCTAAGAATAAATTACATCGCATGGGTACATTCCCCTTGTCCTGTAACTCAGCTTGTGGAGTAACATATACAACATTATTTCGTATTTTGATCACTTCCATCACGGAAGGATCTCCATTTGTAGCAATCTCAGGTTTCATGAAAGCTGCATCGTCCAACACGACGCACCAACAATATGTTCTAAAGTTAGACCAATAAGGATCATCACTTTGTCTCGTATATTTAAACTCTGGAGATGTATTCAATCCAAATAATTTTCCGTAGTAACAGAAAAGGATTTCTAGAAAAGTACTCTTACCTGTACTAGATGTAGCATAAACAAGCAGTGACATTGGACACTTACGTGGTTTCATAGCTGCTCTCTTAGTTAATTCATTTCCTCTTACGCGTCTTAATTCTGATACCATTTTGGATAAAGCCAATTTTTTCTTATTATCACCCCTAAAAGTTTTCAAATTATTTTCTCCAATTTCTATTTTTAAATCTAATTCAAAAAGATAATTAAATATGTCTATTCCATGTGCTTCAGGGTTTGCTAAAAACTGACTTTGCTGTATCAAAATAATAGATTCTTCAAACCATTTATCATCAACGTAATAATCATTATATAGAGCATTAATGTCACCAGTTTTTATCCATCTATATACGCGCGTTAAAACAAAACTAATATTCCGGAAAACTGCGCTTATTGGGTTCCATTCAGATTGGTTGAAGACAAGAGCTTTTCCATATTTAAAAATTAATTCTAATATACTCTTGTCGTGTAGATCCAATTTAAGATCTTTAAAATTGTCTTTCAAAACTATGAAAGAAATGAGCCCAAACACTTGTTTGAAAAATTC